GGTTGCAGTAACATTCCCAGTCACAGCCACGCCACCTCCAGCCGTAAGAGCGCCATCAATGGCGGCAGCGCCCTCACATTCTAAAGTTGAAATCTGTATATTGGCATAAACACCAGCAACAGCAGCCCCGGAACCAGCGCCATCACTCTTGATGATAGCCTGCTTCCCGTTCTGAAGAGTGAAGTTCGCCCCACTTCCCTGAGAAAAGATCAGGGTACGGGACGCGCTCAACCCATTTTCAACAAAGATCAGCTTTTCCTGATCGTTAGGACTAATAGTAACCGTACAGTTTCCGCCAAGATCGCCACCATCCACATACTTGATGGCACGATTCATGCCGTTCGTAACGGTGCCATCCGTAGTCGTTAAGGTCTCTGAAGTAGAAGACGCAGTTATCTGAACAAACCCAGACACAATCGTGTCGAGAATATCCATGTTGGTATTTACAGTAGCACCCCATGTGCCTGACTGCTCGCCAGTGGCTGGCTTCTCAATACCAGAATTAGTTGTATATGATGATGCCATGTAACTCTCTCCTAAATCCTAAGCAGCAATATCCGTCCAAGACGGGGTTTGTGTTGTACTTACAGCAGCCCATTCAGGGGTCTGAGAAGTATCAATTGCGCTCCATACATTCACCTTAGCTGTGGTTGCAGTCGCGCTGAGTCCAGTAACAGTAACGGTAGGACCAACCCCCTCAGTAACCGACACACTCCCGACGGAGCCTGTGGCGGAAACACCAGTTGCAGAAACCGTGACACCAGTTCCCTCAACAACAGTTTCATTACCAACGGCAGAAGTTCCAGCAACTCCAGTAGCAGAAATGGAGGTATTCTGGATAACAACTACAGAGCTAAGTCCTCCAGTTGCTGCAACGCCAGTAACAGATATGGGGAGTTCTTCTCCATACCCGCCAGAACCATAAGTACTACGCCCAAAACCAGTGTTGGTAGCCATAACTAACCTGTCAGGCTATACGAATAATCGCGTTACTTGCATCCGCCGCCGGAAATTGAATTACAAAGTCACCGGATGAACTGGACTTATCCGCCCCAAAATCAAGAATAAGAACCGATGTATCTCCACTGACAGTTTCATTGAAGATCATAGCCCCACGGGCAGTGATAGTTGAACTACTCCAAGTAGTGTCTGCAAAATCTGTCAATGCAGTAGTCCCGCTTGTGCTTGGGTCAACTCTGGTAAGAGTGTTTCCCTTGGCTGTATAGTTAGTCCCAGAAGTTTCATTGCTCGTGGTGTATGCTGTTGTTGATGCACCCAAGGAAGCACTGCTGGTATACAACGGAATCTTAAAAGTATCCCCGCCACTATTCAGAAAATTATGCTTCGCTTCCAGTATCTCTTTCTTGAACGAAGTACACATTGCTTGCGTAATTGCCATTTTCTATAAACTCCTCAGTAGATTGGCCAAGTCATCGTAGCCACCGCTAACAGCAGCATGTACGCAACGATCTCTCTCTGCTCTCACCGCATGTTGAATGTAATGTAGGATTACCGCCTGTAACCTGTCCCTGTATGCCTCTGCCTGTTCACGGACTTCTGGTGCTAGATTTTCACCAACGTGTATAATCTTGTTGCAACAAAGCTCCGTTACCTGCTCAACAGACAAACCACCACCAATGCTGGTCTTAACGGTCACTGGCGGAATCTCAGAACTCTGTAATCCGATCATTTAGATGCAGCCTGCTGCATTATGAATGGGTTCCCGTTCCGATACAGATCGCGCCTGTCATCAAGCTCCCCTAACTTACGAAGAGAACTAAGAGCCGATTCATATCTTCCCGAATACAGACCCATCAAATCCTGCTCACCTTTCATAAACGTGTAGGCTTCTATCAAACATCCGTACAAAAGAGCGGTGTCTGCATTGTCTCCAATCCATGTCGTAGTATTACTACTGGAAAGCTGTGCTGGCGAGAACTTGTAATGTAACTCTGTAGTAAAATCATCATCAGGGACAGGAGCGACAATAAAGGAGGAATCACTAAAATGTCCGTAATATCTCGGCGTTCCCTGCGTGTCTGTATCCTGATTAAATTCCCGCATAAAAGAAACGTCTTTCGGCAGGAGATATGTATATACATTATCGCTCCCAACCACAGCTAACGAGAAAGCTGTCAGGAAATCTGTCGGCTTGGAGAGATAAGTTACTGAGTCTGTTATTGTCCCCCTCACATTCTTATGGAACACAGGAAAATCTGTATCCAGAAGAATCCTTCTCTCTGCCTGCCCGATGAAATTATCAATATTGTTAACAAAGGTAGTTTCCGTATTGTCGGTATAGTCTTTGATTGCCTGCACGAGCGTTGAATAATTCATCAGTTTGGATGCTCCGTAGTACTATCAATGCTATTCAACTCCAGAAGAAGCGTAATATATTTTGCAAACCAGTCAGCATGGTCTTTATCAATAAGTCCGGTGAAAGCCACATTAACCACATGCCCCTCATCTATCTCTGCCACAAACACACTATAGTCCACACCGGGCATTTGTGCCGCAGCCTGCATGGTGTGCAAGTCTTTTCTCGATACCGCAGTCATGTCGTTGTCACCGTGACTGACCCAACTTCCCCGGTAGCCTGAGTGCTGTCCTGCGTTGAAAACCCGTACTGTTCACCCTATAAGTTCTTGTCTCCTACGGGGGACCAGTTCCAAATCGTATCACGTTGCTCCGTCAAACCTGTCTCCGGCCTTGGCCCACGCACTGCCTGCGGGTCTTTCACAGGGAACCTGCCAAGCCATAACTGAGGCTGATCAGGGTCAAGCATTGACCGGCTAACTTTTAACCCCGTATCCTTACCATCCTTTACCTGCGGTATAAGGTCTTTCAGTTTATAGGTCAGGCCACTCCTGTCACAGATGCCAAGAGCATATTTGCCAGCAGCGAAATCCCCCATCAGATTACTCCGTATCCTCCGGGTATAACCTGAAAGTTCGCCTTCACTCGGTCTTCCGAAGCCGCATACTCGAATTGTTCGTCATACATAGCCTTCAATCCCTGAATACGACTTTGAGATTCAGGCTTCTTTATCGCCACATAATATGCAAGGCCAGCAGTAAGGGCTGGCAACCACCGCTCCGGGGCATCATAATTATTAGACCCAGCAGTACCAGTATCCTGAATACGTTTGATCCTCCAGTAAACCAGAGTGTAAGTCTCGGCATCATCAGGCACAGGCCATAGGGTATATTGAGGAGAGGTAGTGCGCTGGATGTATATCTGTAATGGTTTCCCATCATCGAGCTTATTCGGGATAGAACTATAAGTTGACGGGCTAACTCTTGTTAATGTTGTATCCGCCTGCGTGGAAGTATTACCGGCGTTGGTGCGAATAACCTGATCAAGGAAATCAAGAGTTCCAGACGGGAATGAGTACGTCGCCGTCCCAGCCGTTAGGGCTTGCGTGCCTTCATCTATTGTCCACAGGTTCAAGCCGCGATTAACCCACTCCAGTGACATAAGATCAAGGCTGCGACGAGCAGTCTTCAGATCATACCCGCTCCGCATCTCAACCCCGGCACGTTCAAATGCCTCTTCGCAGACATCAGCAATATCCAGAGTGAATGCACTTGTGCCGCTGGTTGCCATTACGAGTAAGCCTTCTTCTTCTTCAGTTTCTTCCCTGTTTTCTTGGCGTACTCCTTAGCTTTCTTTTTACCAGCCTTGGTATACGGAAACTTTTTCTTCTTCTTCCCTGTTCCAACTGTAGGCATCAGCCTCTCCTTCTGGATACTTTGCGGCCTTCAGACATGGCAATAGCAATTGCCTGCTTGCGGCTCTTTACTTTCTTACCGCGCTTACTCCCGCTATGCAATTTGCCCCTTTTGAACTCCGACATCACCTTCTTGACTTTCTTCTGCCCTTTTGTCGCCATCACTTAGCCTCTTCTTCGGGGGACATATACAAAGATCAGAGTTGGGCAGAACACCGCCACATTTCTTACAAACAGCCATCATGTAATCTTCGACGCGATAAAGCGATCAAACTTCTCTTCCATGCGATCAAACCGATTCAGAATTTCCTTCATGTCTTCCTGCACCTCGATCTTGGTGACATAGGTCTTGGCCACCTCTTCACGAGTGTCAGCAAGCCTTCGTCTCATCTCATTAATTTGAGACGACATCCCGCGCATCCAGTAAAGAAAGGAACCCCCACCCAAGGTAAGGATGAGGTTCCATATCAGTGTTGCGTCGATATTCATTAGCCATAGTACTTTACGGCTCGGATCACGATCTGATACGCATCTCCTGATGCTTCTGTCCCTAACGTGGAAAGAAGGACATCTCCTGTCGCATTGGTGCCGTACATCTTGAGACCACCGACATCACTGAAATCCTGATGTGTCCAACCAACTCCAGCATTAAAAGCAACAACATCCGTGTCGGCATCATACCAAAGCTGCACACCGTCGAACCCATAAACTTGCGCCCATATCTCTTGGATACGGACCTCGTTACAGGATATGCCGCGAGCATTGCTCTGGAGAGCAGAAACATCAATTTTCGTGACCTTGGTCTCTCCGCTATTATCCGAGAGATTGGTCAACTGAACAACAAGCTGACGCTCGCCGTCCTCAATGGTGGTAGTGCTAACAGCATCTGCCATGATCCACTCCTAAAAAAAGAGGGCCGAAGCCCTCTTCTAATCAAAATTACTCAAATGGTGTAGCAAGAGATCCATCACCATGTAGATGGGCCTCACAATGCCAGACCGCTGCTGTCTCTGCTTTCAGGCGAATAATTCCACCAACAAGCCAACCCTGTGCCGCTGTGCCAAGATCAATGGTGTCATCGTTACTGGCGTCGGGAATAAAGGCATTCATGTCAGTAGCTGTCGCAGGATCAAAAATCATAGCAAAGCCAGAATAAAGATCACTGGTATTTTGCGTATTGATCTGACCTGCGCCCGTAAAGGTTGTCCCGACAATAAAAGTATACTGCAATCCTGCCACTGCTGTTGGTAATGTAACAACAATTCCCGCAGCACGATTAAGGGTAAATACAGCCCCGGACTGGGTAGAGGCTACGGAATATGTAGCATCAGTAATACTTACGACATTGTCATAAGATGAGACATAGCCGGTGGTAACTAGATTACCACTCGTATCCACATCAAGATTTGTTGTAACCACTCCCGTTCCAGACGCGATGGAAATCTGCTCGAAACCTTTTTCGGCGCGAACGGGACCATTAAACGTAGTGTTTGCCATATCGGCATTCCTTCTTACAAAGGTTCGCCCTAGAGTCTTGTAAGCGTCTGCTGGGCCAGTCGCTAGGGCTATTCAGTCCCAGGAAAAAACAAAGAAAAAGGGGGGCTTTGCCCCCCTCAATCTTTACGACGCACCGGGTGAACCAAAGACACCCAATGGGTCAGAGACGCCAAACGAATAACGCTCGCGGGCTTTATACCGGACGTTACCAGTGTTGAAATCGCCGTCCATTGCGGTGGTCATTGCCGCACGTTCAAAGTGCTTTAACCCGTTTGGAACATCGGTCAAAATTACCCAAGCATTTGTGTCTGTTAGGTAATGGTTAACCCTATATCCTTCAGGGATCGTGCCATTATTTTTAATGGCGTTGACATCGTTGTCAGCCGTAGCTGGACGCAGATCGCTATCCAGAATACGAGTGGCAACAAACATCAGATCCGGTGGAACAACCATCCGACGCGGGCGAGCCGCAATCAGAAGGCCACGTTGATCCGTCCACTTGGCAATCTGAATGACCGCTGCTTCCAAAGAAGTCTCGTTCAGATCAGAAGCCGTGGAAGGCGTGTTGGAGTTCGTGCCACCAGACACTAAGGGATGCGCGGTATTGAACAGCGTAACACCATCACCTGAAGTGACCGAGCCAGAAGGCATCCCATTGTTAATGGGATTTGCCGCCTTGACCTGTTTGGTATACGCCATCGCACGAGCGAGAGCCTTGGTATAGCGGGCGCTAAGGCTGTCATAGAGGTTGTCCTCCATTGCTTCCTCAGTGATCGCAAATCCCATTGCAACCGTCTCATGGCTGTACCTTGCAGTGTAACTCTCCTGCGCGTTGTCATACGAAATTGCAGAACCCTCATTCTTAACAGGCGCTGCATCAAAACCGCTCAGTGCAACTTCTTCTTCAAAGCTACGGTCTGACGATTCAGTTTCGTATAACTCCTTATGCTCATCTTCATATTTGGCATACTCAAGGCCAAACAGAGCATTCAGTCCGGGCAGGAGTTCTTTGAGCATTTGGGCGCGTGAAATAGCCATAACTCAATCCTCCTAAATGCCCGTCGTATCTTGCCATTGATGAGAGGCACAGGAGTCGCCAGAGGCGTCTCCACCTGAGTTCCACTTGCAGATGACATCCGTAAAGGAATCACCTACAGAAGAATTGGGGCCATCAACAAAGCCAATGATACGGACTGGCAGGGTTTTGGTTGTGGCAATCGTAGACGAGTCAATTGCATTCTTACTCGTTCCGATTGTCGTGGAGCCAGCAGTTTGAACAACCGCGACATTATTACCAAGCGCCGTCTGGGCAAGCGTTGCATCGCCCTGAGCTTGGAAAACAACATTCGGGTCATCAACAACATACGCAAGAATATCGGTGGCAGTCGTGCTTGCCGTCCACATCTGTGAATATGTTGGCTGATTGGTATTGGGGTCCGTATAAGAACACCCAACAAATATCCCTACGGGGGTCATAGTAGTGGTGCCGGAATCTTTTTCAACAGTACCAGCAGCCACAACTTTGAGCGCATCCCCGTAGAAGACAGAGGTACCATACGAATTGGTCATCTTCATGTGACGCACGGAATCACTCCATGCACCACCACCAAGCAAACCAATCGGACGGAAACCATGTGGCGTAGCAGTAGTCGCCATATTGTCATCCTCCTAAAGGATTTAGAGTTGAAACCAAGACACCAACCTACTCAGGTTTGGTGCCTCCTCCGAAGGAGACCCTCGTCCTAGACTCATTAAGTTTCGGCATTCGAGGATCACTTTCCCTCATATAGTTTTGATCAACAGATTCCATCTGTCTCTGAGCCATATCGTTATAATACTTATTACGAGCCTGCACATTCTCTTCAGAAGTCTTGCAGAGAAGTAGCCCTCCAACCTCGATATTCCCCTTAAATTTACTATCTTGGTCAGAAACAAGCATAAGTTCGGGATGGTCTTCAGCCCTCACAGGTTCCCATCCTTCACGAAAACGCTTCGACGTATTCACGTTATCGGCATTCCCCATCAAGGAAGTTCTGATCCACCGAAAGGCGTAACCGTCCTGCGGCTTTGGATCAGGGAGAACCTGCGGCGGCTCCCAAGCGCGTTCACGCTCAGTAGCTACTCTGGTTTCTGTTTCTCTTGGTTTGCGCTCCGTTGCCTTTCCGTCAGCCATTGCCCATCTCCTTCACAAGCTGCTGTGCGTACTGTTCTGGCGTTAACCCAAGTTTGCGAGCGAGCGAAACTTGAGTACTGGTCAACTCCACTTTGCGGGCTTTGCCTCCGCCTCTTTTGGCGGGTGCAACAACCGGGGTCTTACGGGAAGTCGGAGCATCACCAGCAACTTCTGCCTTCCCGAATTTATCTGGAAACTGTGTACGCAGTGCCTCATTTACATGTTGGTAATACTCAGCATTACCGCGAGGGTCAAACCCTTGTTTCACCAGTTTCTCATGTATTCCTATAGCAAACCCAGTTACTTCCTCATAACCGGGTTGCTGAAACCAAGCATTATTCTTTAACCAATCTACAGCCAAAGGATCAGGCGGTGGAACAGCAGGAGCCTGCGGTTGAGGCTGCTGCACTGGCTGCGCTTCCTGCACAGACGGCGCAGCATACATATAC